GCAATGTCTTCCATCTTAACAGGAAGCCATGACTCACCGACACGCTCAACAGGTGCGAAGAAAGTTTCATGCTTCTTATTTAATTCTGCTTTGTGGAGGTCGTACTCCTTGGCTTCTTCCTTGCTCAAGGTGTAAGCCTTGTTTCGTAAAGCCTTGTTAACTACGCTATCAAATACGCGTCCATAATGTATCAAAGCCTTAGCGTAACCGCCTTCGTTAATGGCTCGCTTCTTCATGTACTGCTTTTTTATAACGTACATTTCAGAGAATTTATAAACACCATGAATTGCTAGACCTGCTTCAAGGTTTGCCACCTGCTCACCAAATGTACTGCGACCGCTGTCATCTGTGGCGGGTGTTAACTCTTCAAGTATGGCTCTCACAATGCCATCACCGTTGGCTGTGTGTTGAGTGTTAAGAGTTTTAACAAACTCTATTTCATGTGTAACCGTAACCGCTTTCACGATAGGCTTTAAATCTTTCAATAGTTCTTTCATATATTACTCCGTTATTAAAATAAATAAATCTCGACACCCTTTATTTGGTACTGAATAAATAAATTGAAGTGTCACAAATGACTCACTTCCATTTATTTCTTTGGTAGCCAATAAAGGGAATACTCAAACCATCTGAGTACTTGATACTTTAAACATCTAAAGTATCTATAACTTAATGGTATTAACCACTGGTTTAATACTTCATAACCACAGGTTTAATTAAACATAACCATTAAACAAACTCAACCTATCAACAGTAAAGTGTGTGAAGTTACCTTGAGATGTAGTCAAGCCACGTTGCCTCAGTTATGAATAATTGTTTATAACTCTTGTGGTTAACCTTGTAAACAATCTAGATGTGTCGACCCACCAAAGGTCGTAAGCCTCTAGGTTGTTAAGGTTATCCATGATAGTTATGAATAATTGTTTATAACTTAGGCTTCTAAACAATCTAATAAACACTACAGATACAGTAGTATTGTAAGTACGGTTGACTGTCAATCATCTACTTATACATCTAGTGTTACGTGAGTCATCCCATGATTCCACGTCCACTCAAGTAGCCCATACGGGGGGACCCTATAGCCACAGTCCACAAGTAAATTAACAATCATAAGTAGATGAAAGAAGGATTTGAGATTACAGTTGTTTACTAGATTAATGGTGAGTGTGTGGATAACTTGTGGATAACTCTGTGTATAACTTTAATTACTGCAATTAGTCATCATTTAACTTTACTAAAGTGGATTAATCAGCTATACTCGAACTTAGTTCATTACTTAAGTCTTCATGAGTAACTGACGATAACCTCCATCACCTTTAAGGTAATCATTTAGATTATCCCTAGTACGTCTTTCAGGGCGAACTCGGCTTGACTAAACAACTACCAAGACTTGGCTTCGGAGGCTGACTTCAAAGTTGTCATATTCTACTTAAGAAGACTTAAGTACTTTGTTATAATAACTTTAGCCCTTTAAGGAGGATAACTAAATGGTTGATAAAAGAAAAAGCCTACCTCAACTCTTTAAGAAAGGAGTTGGCGGTAACCCTGCTGGGAGACCTAAAGGTTCTGTTAATAAATACACTCAACTTGCTCGAGAACTCTTAAGCTCTAGAGGTGAAGAGATTGTTGAAGTGGTCATTCAAAAGGCTCTTAAAGGTGACGTACACTGTCTAAAGATGTGTATGGATAGAATTGTTCCTGCTCAGAAAGCTGTAGAGATTAAGCACACTAAAGCTGATACTGGGTTGGTCATTAACGTAGGAACGTCTGAACAGATTCAAGAGATGGCTCAGGTACTAGACCCTGAAGATGTTAAGACTAAGTCTGATGACCAAACAATAGCTGAGGTTGTTGACTAGATGGGTACTTTAAATGTAGAGCTTCACCCTGCACAACTAGAGATATTCAACTCAGATAAACGATTTAAGGTTGTATCTGCTGGAAGACGCTTTGGTAAGAGTAGATTAGCTGCTTGGATATTGTTGATTAAGGCATTACAGTCTGATTCAAAGGATGTCTTTTATATAGGTCCTACTTTCCAGCAAGCTAAAGACATTATGTGGAATATGCTAAAGGAAATGGGCGGTGACTTGATTGCTGACGCTTATGAGAACACAGCTCGTTTAACACTGACTAATGGTAGGAAGATATTCCTTAAAGGTTCTGACAGACCTGATACCTTACGTGGTGTCGGTTTAGCTTACGTTGTTATGGACGAATACGCTTCAATGCGTCCAGATGTGTGGGAAATGATTATTAGACCTACACTTGCGGACGTTAGAGGTGGTGCTATGTTCATTGGTACTCCAGCTGGTAAGAACCACTTCTATGATTTGTATATGGAAGCTGAGAAGAACGATGATTGGGATACCTTCTCGTTTAACTCCACAGATAACCCGTATATCCCTAAAGACGAGATTGAATCCGCTAGAAGCTCCATGTCATCTATGGCATTTAGACAAGAGTTCGAAGCATCGTTTGAAACCTTCTCTGGTGGTATCTTTAAAGAAGAATGGTTCCTACAAGGTCCTGAACCTGACCAAGGTAACTACGTTATTGCTGTTGACCCTGCGGGCTTCGAGGCTTCTGATAAGGAACGAGGACTTAAATCATCTAAACTGGACGAGACTGCTATTGCTTTGGTGAAAGTAGACCGTGATAAGTGGTGGGTTAAGGATATATTGCACGGTAGATGGTCAATTAAAGAAACAGCTGCTAAGATACTTAAGGCTGCTGAGGTAAATGAAGCTACTACTGTAGGTATTGAGACAGGTTCATTGAAGAACGCTATCATGCCTTACCTAGAAGATGAGATGAGACTGAGTAATCGCTTTGTTCACATCTCTGAGTTACGCCATGGTGGTAAAAAGAAGTCAGAACGCATCACTTGGTCACTTCAAGGGCGTATGGAACACCAACAAATCACATTTAATGAGGATAAAGACTGGAGATTCTTCGTTTCACAGATGATGGACTTCCCCTCACGTCTATCACATGATGACCTGCTAGATGCCTTGTCTTATATAGACCAGGTAACTGTTTCAGACTTCGCTAACTCCATCGAATTAGATGAAGATTGGGAGCCTGAAGATGAAATTGCAGGTTATTGATTAAATTAACTTCCTTTATTGTTTACTTTATGATATATTACGCCTAAATTCCTAGAGAAATCAAACACTTATGTTCGATAACAAAGAAACACAGTACAAAGCTCTAGCGTCTTGGCTTACATATAGATTAGAAAGCTGGCGTAATCACCGTGATGTTAACTATGTTGACAAATGGGATGAGTACTACAGACTTTGGCGTGGTATCTACCTCGCAACAGACCGTACGCGTGAATCTGAGAAGTCTAGGCTTATAGCTCCTGCTCTACAGCAGGCAGTTGAGTCTTCAGTTGCTGAGTTAGAGGAAGCTACGTTCGGTCGGGGTAAGTGGTTTGACTTACAAGACGATATGCTTGACCAAGACAAGTCTGAAGCTGAATACATCCGTAACTTATTACAAGAAGACTTAGAAAAGACTGGTGTTAAAGACGCTATCGCTGAGATATTCTTAAATGGTGCTGTTTACGGTACTGGTGTTGGTAAGATTGTTGTTGAACAGAACATTGAAAGAGTTCCAGCTGAAGTTCCTGTAGAAGGTACGATGGCAGCAGTCCGCCAGATGCTAGAAGTGCCTATCCTTGATATTAAAGTTGAACCTATCTCACCGAAGGAGTTCTTAATTGACCCCGCTGCTAATTCAATCAATGAAGCGTTGGGTGTTGCGCACGAAGTCATTAAGCCACGGTATCATGTTGTTGATGGTATTAAGTCTGGCATTTATCGTGACGTTCCCCTTGATGGTGATTATGATATTGTACGCTTTGGCTACGACTCTGAGACCAAACAAGCTGATGAAAGCGATTCAGTTAAGATTACAGAGTATTGGGGCTTAGTTCCTAAGAGATTCCTGAAAGCTACTACTGATAAAGATGACTTTGAGTACACTAAGAAAGATGAGCTAGTTGAAGCTGTAGTAACTATTGTTAATGATGAGTTTATTCTAAGGGCTGAAGAAAATGCCTTTATGATGAAGGATAGACCTTTCATTAGTTACCAGCACGACATCGTCCCTAACAAATTCTGGGGCAGAGGCGTATGTGAAAAGGGATATAATCCCCAAAAAGCACTTGACGCTGAGATGAGAGCTAGAATAGACTCACTTGCCCTAACGACCACCCCTATGATGGCAGCAGATGCGACCAGATTACCAAGGGGTGTAAAGTTTGAGGTAAGACCTGGCAAGACTGTACTAACGAATGGTAACCCACGCGATGCTATTATGCCATTGGACTTGGGAACCACAGACCAATCTACATTTACTCAGGTCGCCTCACTTCAAAACATGATTCAGATGGGTACTGGCTCTGCTGATG